TTGTTGTTAGATGCAACGGATGGTTCTGCAACTGATGCTGGAGATAATTTAATTCTAAATGGAACGGATGCTACCAGTGCAAACGCAGACAGTAATATATTGTTCGATGATGCCACTGGAGATCCAAACTTTGTATCATCTGGTCAATCTGCAAACATTTTACAAATTGTGCATACTCTTTATGATGATGAAGAGAGTATAGCTGGACAAGCTAACACTGTTAAGGCCTCTGGTTTAATCGGGACTATTACACCAACATCTGCTACAAGTAAAATTTTAATTATATATGGCATAACCACATCTAGTAATCAGACAGGTGCTGCTTATGGGGAACATCATACTGTACGACACGATATAGGTCAAACAGGGAGTTATACTACTTTAACTGATAGATATTATGGATCAAGATTTGGACAGTATGGCAATTATCAAATGACTACTATAGGTGGACATCTTTTACATGAGCCTCAAACAACGAGTGCAATAAACTACAATGTATATTTTCATTATACAGCTAACTGGGATTATACCAAGTATATTAATAGAGGTGGTTCAAGTGAGACTGGTGTAGATGGACAAAGTTATATGACATTAATGGAGATAGCAGGATGAAACACGATGCAATACTAGCACTTAATTCATCTATCGTAAGAGTTGTCACTAAAAGGGCAACAGGACAAACTTTTGCTTATGATGAGAATGGCAATGAAGTATCTTGGGATGCAGATGCGGTTGCAACAAAAGAAGCAGAGTTAATTGCTGCACTTAAACTTGAAGATTTAAGAGTTGAACGTAATCGTCTAATTGCTGAAACTGATTGGTGGGATATGTCAGATACGGCAACAATGACAGATGCACAAAAAACGTATCGTCAATCATTAAGAGATATTACTAAAACATACAAGTCAATGGATGATGCTGGTTTTAGTTGGCCGACTAAACCAAGTTAAGGGGGAATAGATGGCAATACCATCTTCAAGAACTACATTTAAGGAGTATTGTTTACGAAACCTTGGTAAAGGTGTCATAGACATTAATGTTTCTGACGATCAGGCAGAGGACAGGATTGACGAAGCATTACAATATTTCGCACAATACCACTATGATGGTGTTGAAAAAATGTATCTTAAATATGAGATTACACAGGCAGATGTGGATAGGGCTGCAAGCAATGATACCACAACTGCAACAGATGTAAGAGATGGTTCGGTTACTGCATCATTTACTGAGGGTAAAGGTTTTATACCAATGCCTCAGGCAGTTGTCTCTGTTTTAAGTATATTCCCATTTGATGACCAATCAACAAACAATATGTTTGATATAAGATATCAACTAAGATTAAATGACTTGTATGATTTTTCATCCACTAGTGTTATTCATTACGAAATGACTATGCAACATCTGGACTACTTGTCACACATACTTGTGGGTGAAAAACCTATTCGTTTTAATCAGCACCAAAATCGTCTATACATAGATATGGATTTTGAAAATGATATCAGTGTTGGTGAGTTTCTTATCATAGAGTGTTATAGAAAACTTGACCCAGATACTTACACAGACATCTATGATGACATTTATCTCAAGAGATATGCAACTGCACTTATCAAAAGACAGTGGGGTGCGAACCTTTCAAAGTTTAATGGTGTTTCAATGTTAGGTGGTGTTACCATGAATGGTGAGACTATCTATTCACAGGCACAAGAAGAAATGGAAAAACTAGAAGAACAGATTCAATTAGCATACGAGTTACCACCAGAATATATGATGGGATAGTGCCATGGCTGTAAACAGTATATTCCATACCGACAACAAAAGTTCGATACTCGCAGAAAGAAATCTATATAAGGACTTAATAAAAGAAGCAATCCAGATTTATGGACATGATGTTTATTATGTCGATAGAACTCTGGTTGCGAGAGATAATGTATTAGGTGAAGATGCTTTGTCAAAGTTCACAAACGCACAACCTATTGAGATGTATGTTGAAGACTCAGAGGGTTTTGGTGGTGACAAAGAAATCATCACACAGTTTGGTTTAGAAAATCGTAATGAGATCACCTTTGTAGTATCTAAAGAAAAATTCCAACAACTAGACAGTCAGATTACTTTAGAAGATGGAACTGATACCACTGGTGGTTCTATTCTCCTAGAGGCTGGAAGTATTCAAGTATCAAACCTTACCACCCTGTCAAAGTATTTTATCACTGACGAAAGTGATAACAATATACTGAATGAAGATGGTAGTGGTGGAAAGATACTTTCTGAAGAAAGTGGAAACGAGTTTTATCTCATACAAGATACTGCAACCACAGATGCAGATAGACCTCAAGAGGGTGACATAATATATCATCCGATCTTTGAGAAAATGTTTGAGATTAATTTTGTAGATCACGATGAGCCCTTTTTTCAACTGGACAACAATCCAGTATATAAGTTACGATGCAAGTCGTTTGAGTATAGTTCAGAGGCTCTTGATACTGGAATATCCACGATTGATGAGATTGAAGATGACTTGTCAACAAGCACAAACGAGTTCCAGTTTACATTAGAACAATCCTCTGCATACAATGAAAGTATCGCACTTGAGTTCAACACAAATCTAACTTATACAGATTCAGTTCTTATGGAAGATGATGATACTGTGGTTCACGAAGATGACTCAAGATCTGCTGGTGATGCAATCTTACTTGAGAATGATGCCGATACTGGACTGAAAGAATACTTAATACAAGAATCCTATATAGTAGGAGATGCGTCTACAGATAAGACCGCACAAAACGAATTGTTTGACACACTTGATGATACTGTCCTAGACTTTACGGAGAGTAATCCATTTGGTGATGCTGGGAGTTTATAATGTTAGGACAATCATTTTATCACGAAACAATAAGAAACGTCATAGTTGCATTTGGAACTATGTTCAATAATATACAGATTGTTCGTAAGGACAATAGTGGGACTGTTACACAGATAATGAAAGTTCCTCTTGCATATGGGCCGAAACAAAAGTTCTTGACTCGTTTAGACCAAGACCCATCTTTGTCTGCTGCGACTGCGATTACGTTACCAAGACTGGGGTTTGAAATCGGAAGTCTTACTTACGATACTTCACGAAAGATGAATCGTGTTCAGAAGTTTAAGAAGGTAAAGTCAAACAATAAAAATAAACTTGACACGCAGTTTATGCCTGTCCCCTACAATCTGGATATCACTCTGTTTGCGATGGCAAAAAACTCTGACGATGCGTTACAGATCGTAGAGCAGATATTACCATTCTTTCAACCAGACTATACACTTACAATAAATGACATGGCAGACATGGGTATCAAAAGAGATGTTCCTATCATACTGAATGACGTAAGTTATGAAGATAGTTATCAAGGTGATTTTGAAAGTCGCAGAGCAATTATCTACACTCTAGGGTTTACAACAAAGTTTTATCTCTACGGGCCTGTCACATCCTCAAGTGTTATCAAAACTGTTCAAGTTGACCAGTATGCAAATCTTCCAGAGGTATCACCAACTAGAGAACAGAGATATTCAGTCACACCAAAACCAATCACTGCTGATGCAGATGATGACTTTGGTTTCAATGAGACAAGTTCCTTCTTTGTGGATGCAAAGAACTTTGACCCAGAGACTGGCTCAGATAAGTTGAAAGAAGGGAATACTTCATAATGACCTTTGGGAATGAAATAAGAGCTGGTGCATCTGGTGCTCAGTCAACTGATTTTTATGACCACACGATTGACCAGTCGTTGCGATTTACTGGCACTGCTCCCATGTTGGCTCGTACTTTTGCATCAGGGGGTAATAGACGAACATATACTTTTAGTGTGTGGATAAAGAGAGCACCCTCTACTAAAACTAATGAGTATATATTTCATACAAGCAATGCTAGTTCTGGAAGTGCATCGTATTTATATTTTACTAATGACATTCTGTCTTGGTACGATGCTGGTGTTAGTGTTTTATCAACTAATCGAAGGTTTCGTGATTTTAGCAGCTGGTATCACATAGTCCTGGCCGTTGATACAACGGACAGCACTGCTGGCAATAGATCAAAGATATATGTTAACGGAGTTCAAGAAACAAGTTATTCAGCAGAGAGTAACTTTAGTGAAAATCATCAAACATATCTTAATTCAAATATTGAACACTTTTTAGGGTCAGGTGGAACTGACATTCAATTTAATGGTTATATGGCAGAGATTAATTTTATTGATGGTCAGGCTTTAACACCAGCCAGTTTTGGTGAAACTAAGGATGGTGTGTGGGTGCCAAAGGACACAAGTGGTCTTACGTTTGGCACCACTGGATTTTTACTTCCCTTCGGAAGCACAACAAAAGGTGCGTCAGCAATCTTTGATGGGTCGGGAGATAATATACGTTGGAGTGATGCAAGTCAATTTGACATTGGTTCGTCTGATGACTTTTGTTTAGAGTTATTCACAAAAGGAGATTTTGAATCAAACTATAGTTACGGCATTGGTCAGTATGCTACAGCCGGCCCACACTTTCTGTTTCAGCTAGGCAATAACGGAAATATATATGGATATACTGGGAATGGTACTGCAAATGGTTTTGACGCTACTGCTCATCTAACCAGAGGAATAAGTTGGCATCACATTGCATATGTTCGTGAAAGTGGAACGTATCGTTTTTATATTGATGGTGTTCAGCGTCACACAGCAACAGGTCAAGGAACAGCAGCCTTTGACGTATCACAATTTAATGTAGGTGATGCTTCTCCTGCTTCTGGCGCTCCACACCTCAATGCATATATTAGTAACTTACGACTTACAATAGGTGCTGCAAGATATGCTAGTGGAACTACCTTTACAGTACCTACTAGCACTTTGACCAATGACTCTAGTAATGTAAAATTACTAGCTTTTACAACCTCATCAATTACGGCGGATGGAAGCAGTGCTGCAATCAGTGGTTCTATAACTGAAGGTGATCCAGTATTTAATGCAGATAATCCATTTTCTGCTTTAATTGGTGATGATACATCTGGTAATAATAATGATTTTACTCAGGATCTTTACGTCTCTTCAGTGACGGATGGAATTGGCTTTGAAGATATCGTTCTTGACTCGCCCACGAATAACTTCTCAGTGATGAATGCTTTGTTTGCTGGCAACAGTGCCGTAACTGGTGTGGCAGGTGAAGGCAATCTGAAGGTTTTAACAGGTGGATTTTCATCAAGTTTGTATGGCACTATATCAACTTTTGCTATACCTAAAGATAAAAAGATTTACATTGAAGTTGTGGAAACAGGTGTAAATGGAACTAACTGGTTTGCTGGTTTTGCAACTTCTCCAACTGGTCTTAACGCAGGCCCATCAAGCACGAATGTTGGCGGTGCAAGTTCAGTTACATATTACAATCGTGCAGTATTCAAAAATGGAACAGAGTTTCAGTATCATAGTAATGATGGTCTTGGCGGTTTAGGTGGCGGTACTAATCCTTTACAGGCTGGGGACATTCTTGGATTAGCAATTGATGGTTCAAATGGTAAAATTTGGTTTCATAAAAATGGCACATATTTCAAAACAATTAGTTCACATAATACCAGTGGAGCTGTTGGAAATACAGGCAATCCAAGTGCAGGCACTGATGAACTCGCAACTATAGATACTCCAACTGAAGATATATTTTTTGTTGTTGGTGGAGGCACATCTACAGACAATCTTTTTGTAAATTTTGGACAAGATAGTCAGAACGTAACTACTGCAAATGCTGATGCAAATGATATTGGCACATTTGAGTATGCGCCGCCTACAGACTATGTTGCTCTCTGTGCATCGAATCTTACAGATACAGATATAGGCCCAAATCAAAGTGAACAGGCTGATGATAATTTTAACACAGTATTCTATACTGGCAATAGTGGAACGCAATCTATTACGGGCGTTGGGTTTCAGCCCGATTGGCTTTGGGTTAAAAATAGAGGACACACTTACTCTCACGCATTGGTGGATTCTGTGCGTGGAGCTACTTTAAGTCTCAGCAGTAATGAAAATAGTGCTGAAAGAACTTCAGATATCACTTCTTTAGATTCTGATGGATTTTCACTTCAATTCGTTAATGCAACTGGCACATATTCTGAAAATCAAGGCTCAGGTGCGGTAACATATGCATATGTTTCTTGGAACTGGAAAGCTGGCGGTTCTGCGAATACATTTAATGTAGATGGTACAGGTCATTCATCTATGTCAAACGCAGGTTTAAGTGATGGCACTCAAGCGTTGACTGGTTTAAGTGTGAACACCACTTCTAAATTTAGTATAGCTACTTTTACTATGCCTGATGCAGAAAGAACTGTGGCACATGGTTTGGGCGTAAAACCAGATTGGATTATTTTCAAAAATCATGGCACTGGTGATTGGCAAATTTGGCACAATTCTTTCGCTGAGAATGGTGATGAGGTTATACTACTTAATTCAACAGCCGGAAAGGCTAATGCTGGCGGTGCAGGTAATTGGTTCCAAAGCCTTAGCAGCACTCTTGTTGGATTAGGTTCATATGGCAGTTATTTTGGAACTGGAGATTATGTCATGTACTCCTTTGCCAGTGTTGAGGGCTTCTCAAAAATCGGAACATATAAAGGCCTGGGATCAACTAATCCATTTGTTTACACAGGGTTTAGGCCAGTTTTCATTTTGCTAAAGGAACTTGCCTCAAGAAACTGGGTTATAAGTTATGACCATTCAACATATTATAATGGTGTTACTCAATCGTTATTTCCAAACATACAACAAGCAGAAGATGCAAATGCAAGATTGGATTTTTTATCTAATG